TGTATATAAACATTGACCCTGCACCTAATAATATCAATATTGCGGAGGTTGAAAACACAGCTAATAAATATTTTGGTACTGTAGTGGCCAATTACCCAGAGGAACCCAATTGCGCAAACGCTGTATTATGGTGCTTTACACAAGTTAAAGGTGAGTATTTTTTTAATTTAGAAGACGACTGGGTTTTAAATATAGATGTACATATTAATGATATACTTAGTAGGATAAATTCAAACGTATTACAATGTGTTTTAAATAAAAAACCAGTTATTGCACGAGAAATAGGTGAGCCCATGTTTGTACCTTCTCTTTTTAGAACCGAGCATTTGAGAAAATATTTACCCATAATGGACGGTGCTTCTAATCCAGAAGCTCAAATGAAGTATATCTATAGAAAAAACCAGCTGTTATTGAAGCAGTATAAAAGTATACCCTTTAACAAAAATATTGAAGTGACTACCGATATAGGAAGAGCTTGGTTACTTAGACATAAAATATCTAGAGACTATGCTAAAACTAGCAAAACTAATAATCCCAAGAACTGGTCACCTTGGATAACTTGGAAAAAATAAACATATGCAACACACAAAAATAATTGCAGAAATAGGAATCAATTTTGCATATGGTAACGACCGGTCTAAATTCTTAGACAATGCAAAAAGGCTAATTGATGTAGCTGTGGTTGCAGGTTGTGACTGGGTTAAATTCCAAAAGAGATCACCCGATCATTGTGTTCCAGAAGAACAAAAAACTAAACCCAAGAGAGTTCCATGGAGAACTGAAGAAACTACATATATTCAATATAAACATGACATCGAGTTCAATGAGGAACAGTGGCAAGAATTATATGCATATTGTGAAGATAAACCAATCGGGCTATTCGCGTCAGTATGGGATAAGCCTTCAGTTGATTTTATGATGCGTATGTGTCCACAGATAGCTAAGATACCGTCTGCTTTAATCACTGATATCGATCTATGTTCATATGCATCTCTTAGATTTGATCACATGATTATTAGTACAGGAATGAGTACTGAAGAAGAAGTGGTTAGATGCATGAAAGCAATCCGACCTGACGTAGTAATGCACACCAATTCCAGTTACCCATCTAATGTGGGTGAACTCAGGTTAGAATACATAACGTGGCTAAAAGACAAATATGAGCATGATGGCACGGATATCGGTTATTCTGGACATGAATATGGTTTAACAACCACAATGGCTGCAGTGACTCTTGGAGCAACTTGGGTTGAAAGACATATTACTTTAGACAGAACTAATTGGGGAAGCGATCAAGAGTCCTCAGTTGAACCTAGCGGACTAATGAAGTTGGTTAAAGGAATACGCGATATAGAAAGTTCTATGGGTGGAAATTGTCCTAGGGAAGTGTTGGGTTCAGAGTTATCTAAGCGTAAATCCCTAAGAAAACTTTAAAGCTATGGTGGCTGATATAAAATACGGTTCTTATATAAAAGGTAAAAGTGTAATTTTAGTTGGTCCATCTCCAAATATTATAGGGTCTTCACAGGGAGAATTTATAGATTCACATGACATAGTCATTAGAACAAATGGTGCATTTCCAGTTAAATCAGAATACCAAAGGGATTATGGTAAACGATGTGATTCACTGTATGTTAATTCATTATTCGCAAGAGAAACTAATCTACCAATTAAAGAATATTATGAATTAGGAATGAGTTTCTTAAACATGAAGCAGGATTCCAAAAATATAGCGATTCGGCATAGGAATTCCAAGCTATCAATTAGAGTTTTTACAAGTGCGTATCAAAAGTCTAGATCCATTATAAGTAAGAATCCACTAATGGGAAACTACATTATATATGAAATACTTAAATACAATCCAGGTTCATTACACGTCACTGGAATGTCACTGTATACTGAATCTGACATAACTAGTCACTATCTGGATGATTATTTACCAAAAGTGTGCAATCCACTTAAACTAGATGAAACTAGGAAAAAGGGTCATGATCAAGTTAATCAAAACAATCAAATTAAAGCATTGATATTGTCTAATAAAATAACAGCAGACGAAACAATATGTAAAATATTAAGTATATTATAGATATGATACAAGATAAAACTCAAGAAAAAGACGACCTATGGCAAGTGCTATTTCACTATAACCATTTTAAAAAGGAATGGGCTTGCTTTAATAGAAGCGATCAAAGGAATTATTTCAATGGCACACTGCCTATAGATAAAATAGGTAGAGGAAGCACCGTTGAAGAGGCAGTTGAAAATAAAAATGCAAAATGAGTAAGATAATATACATAGATATCGACGATACAATATGCTACCTTAAAATAGCTGGCAATTACGAAAGTGCCTATCCTATTCCAGGTGCAGTTGATAAGGTTAATAAACTATATAATCAAGGTAATCATATAGTATTTTGGACTGCACGCGGTACAATAACTGGTATTGATTGGAGAGAACTCACTATAAAACAATTAAATAATTGGGGCGTTACTTATCATGAATTAAAAATGGGTAAACCTGCGTACGATATGTTCATCGATGACAAGAACGTAAACTCAAAACATTGGCTGCAGGGTGAATAAAGTATTATTCTTAGGAAACTCTCCAGCTATTAATGATATAGATTTCGACAGAATAGACCCAAATATAACTATAGTTGGTACAAACAGGGCATGGCTAAAAGTAATTCCAGATTATCTGTTTTTTCATGATATCAAGATATTTAAAGAACTGGACGCTAACCCTGATAGATTCAAAGAATTAAAGCATAAGTGTAAATTTATATCTAGCGATTGGCTAGGAACACAATGTAAAAAGCAAAAAATAACAGGACCTGCATACATTAAGGTATACCCAAGGCTAAATAGGTATAAATTTGTAGATTGCGTAACTACTGCTATGGAGATATACGATAGGTATATTTCCAAGACTAAAAATACATATTATGTAGCTGGCGTTTCATTAGCTTGGTCGGAACCCAGTCATTTTTGGAAAGTCAGACCTGCCGATAACATAGGCAATGGACTTAACGAGAAATGGTATGAGCCTAGATTCAAAAAGACATATGTAAATTTTGAAGATTTAAAAAGAAAGGGTTTTGATATAATATCAGTGTCTCCTGGATCTAAAATAAATAAGATATTTAGATACGAACATGTTGCAAACTTATATTCTTAAGGAAGCCACTGTTAAGGATTCATACAATGGTGGTGAACGCTTTACAGACCTAACAAGTAAACATAATTAGGAAAAGTTTAAACTAGATGATTGGATTAACCAGGAATAAGAGATAGTAAGTTCGTCACAGTCGATAGCTTTTCAACCAAACTTAATACTGCCGACGGCAATTCAAATTTTAATTTATTTGCTAATATTATCACATTAGTTAGGGAAGATAATACAATATTTAGAACCTTGCTTAGAGTCTTTTTAGCCTGTAGAGCAATACCTAGTGTATATATTGGATTTGGTACGGCTGGTGGAAGAGCTGCTGGTAATGTAGCAGTTATAACAGTTGCAGTAACTTCTGTCGGAATAGAGTCAAGGGCCTCTTTAGCCGTCTTATACTCTTGTTTCATTTTAATAATATCTTCTTCTACTTGCGGTTTAAGACTCTTTTTTATATCTTCTATAGCCTTCTTCTTTTCCTCCTCCGCAGCCTCATCGGCATCTTTTTTAGTCATACCGCGCTCAATCTTTTCTGCTTTGGCTGAATCGATCATTACTAAATATTTATCAAGAGTTGCATCCTTGTTAATAATATTTTCAATTACCGCATCTGCGTTTAGTTTTGGAATATCTGCTCCAAGTGATCCTAATTGAGTTACTGCTTTTACCTGATCTTCTAGTGCCATCTTTATTTAGTTTTTGTTGTTTTACTTATCACTACATCTGCAATAAGAGGAGGAGTTGGTGGTGCACCTACTGCAGGGTGTATATGAGCATTGAAAAGGTTTAAGAAAGTTTCACCCTTTATCACATATTCAGATAGCGCAGCTGATGTAGTTGAACCAAGTTCAATATTAGGACAATCGATTACGACTTTATTATCAGTCTTTACTGTTACAAGGTCATCTGGTGATAGATTGATACTTGATCCTTTTACTGATATCGTTAGCCCTTTGCCTACACTAAACCATAGTTTTAATTCTTGGTCTCCATCAAAGAGAACTATATGACTTCCTTCGTATTCAGTATCCAGCTCATCCTTTACGTCTTGTGCCAATTCATGAATAGCAAAGTATTCTGGAGAATATGGATTACCGTTATCAAATCTTACTGCTACAATACTTCCAACTTTAGGAATAGAAATAGATCCAGCTTTGCCTGACTGACCGAAAAATAGAGCTTTATTCTTTGGATATGCCCATGGAATATCACCGGCTGGCAGGTCATCATGTATACTATAAACCCTGACCCTAGCCCTACCTTCTTTTCGGGGATCGTCTATGAGCTCAACTACTCCTAAGAATTGTTTATCTATGAAGTCACTATGTCTAGTTTCTATATTATGATTTATACTATCCATATTATATTTTACATGTAATTTAAAAAAAGTTTCAAGTTATTCCCAATATGATATTTGTCACGTCCTGTGTAATAACTGAAATTTCCTTGGCTTCAAGATTATTAGACTTTAATGCACTGGTTATATTATCAGGATTTAATACAAGTTGTCCGGTAGAAGTTTCATTATTTATAGATCCATTATCCAACCAGGTTAATCTTCCCGATAGCGATGTTACTCTTTCACTAGTAGCACTTGCTGAAAATGGTAATCTTCTAGATATTTTACATTCTAATATTTCTTTTATAACT